GTACCCTGCGTGGCCGGTCACCGTCAGCTCAAACTCCGGCACGGACGGCTCGTATCGTCCCACGATCTCGATCATGCGGATCACCCCTTGTTGGCCGATCCAACCTGCGTCGTGCTCTGATTGACCTGATTCATGTCCGGTACTGCCCGCGACGCAAGGCGCTGGCCGTAGTCGGTCATGCTCGTTCCGACGCCGGAATCGACCGCGCGGCTAGCTGTGCTGCCGCGGCTCTGGCCGCTGCTCTTTTGGCTGCCGCCGGACGCCGCCTGCGCCGCCGCGGCTGCCTGCGGCACGCCCTGCCCGGTCAGCACGGCAAGCTGCGCCTGTAGCTGCTGCACCTGCTGCTGCATTTGCTGACAGATATTCAGCAGCGTCTGCCCCTGCGTAACATCCGCCAATACTTCGTCCTTGCCCTCGAAGTCCATCATGTTCAGCGCGATCGTCGCGGCCTGCGCGTTCTCGGGGTTAAACATTCCGGATGCGTAAAATTCCTTGGCGTACTCCATCTGCTGCATTTTGCTGTACGGATTGCGCTTTTGCGCCTTGACCGTGAGGTCAAAGACCGGCCGCCGGTACAGCGGATTGCCGTAGCTGTCGACGCCGACCTGCTGATCTTGGATGCCCGCGGAACTGTACTGCACAAAGCGGTAATTCTCGCCCGGCTGCTGGCCGGTGATCCGGAACTCGCGCTGCTCCGTGTAGAATTGGCGGATCAGCTCAATGCGCAGATAATTGGTCTCGCGGTATGCGCGGTATCCGCCGGTCAAAAAGTCGCGGCTGCCCTTGTTGCCCGCCTCCTGCAAGGCGCTGATCGCAGCCGCTGCCGTCACGCCGCTGCTTGTCGAGCCGTTCGACACGTCGCGGTTCGACGACGTCTCTTTGAGCTCGTCAATTTTGAGCTGATAGAAATATCGCACCTCGTCTGACATACTCGGGACAGTGATCGGCACCAGTTTTTCCTCCGAAATCGTGCCCTGCACCTCGATGACCGGCTCGTTCCAGTCGAGGAACTGCCGCCGATTGACGCCCATCGACGCTGACGCCCAGTAGCGCGGCCGGCTGCACATCATGGCGTGTTGGAGGATGTACCCGCCCAGTTTGTCGATGTAGGTCTGCGGATCGCGGCACACGGCAATGATGCCAAATCCCGTCACGGTGCCGCTGTCGGGGTACATCACCTTCAGGGCGACCGGGTAGCGGCCGTGATCGTACCAGCCGCGTTCGGTGTACTCTTCCTCGTTTTCGCTCGCAAACAGGACTTCGTCGCCGACGAATTTGCAATAATGCAGCAGCGTCCGCCCATTGGCCGCCTGCTTTTTGTAATACCAGTCGACCACGACAGACTTGTCGGTGTTGTCGACGGTGTCGTCATACAGGTAGTCCGACGGCGTGATCACGCCGCTGCCGCCCAACTTGCCCTTTAGCTGCGGGTACTGCTCCTCCAAGGTCGCTGTCGGGACGAGCTTCGTGATAAACAGGTTCCGGCTCTCCTGCAAGTCCGTGATGCCGGGTTCCCAAAACAAATTGAGCATATCGATCATGACGGTCGTGACGTCACCCATGCCGTTTTCAAGCGTCTGATCCCAGAATGTTCCCTCGGCTGCAACGCCGTGTTTGAGCATATACCAACCGGTGTCGCTCCAAACCTTCTCGTAGTCGTACCGCTCGTCGATCACGCTCAAAATCTCACTCAGCACCGTCGCGTCCTGCTGGTCGCTCGGCTCGCGCGGCAAGACGCTGCACTCCGGGAAATTGTCCATCCAGTCGGCGTGCTTGTTGGTGATCGAGTTGAATGTCCATGCGCTGTTCGGCTCCGGCGCGTTCACGTCCGGCTCTTCACGCTCCATGCGGTCGCGCTGCGCGCTGCGCTTCTGCTTTCGCAGCACCTCGCTCTGGCGCAGTCGCCACCATTCTTCTTCGTCGATGATGCGCTTCTCAAAATTCGACTTGCCGTCCTTGTACCTCTTCAGGGTCTCGGCTGCCTCGCGGATTTCCTTTTTCCCGATCATCCGCTGGCTGGTCGGCGTCATCAGCAGCGCCGCCGACTGCTGCGGATCAAATTGTTCCTGCGGCTGCGATTCCAGCCGCGCGCCGTTTTCGCCCGGCCTGTCCTGCGGCCGGGGCGGATTGCCGCCCATCCCCGGCGTGCTGCCTTTGCCGCCCGCCGGTCGCTTGTCCCAAATGCTCATGCGTTATCCCTCCGTAAAAAATTAATAGACCGAATAAAAATCGTACCGGTGCAGTCTGGCCTCGCGCTCTGCGTCCGTCTCCAGCGGCTCGATGATCTCCAGCCGCGGCGTCTCGCGCGGCGGCGGATTGATCGGATTGAGCATGGCTGCATAACGCAGCTCGTCGTAGATGTGATCCTCTTGCGACGTGTCCACGTCCTCGACGTCGGTCTCCGAGTAGACCAGCTCCGGCAATGTCCGGATGCAGTTGCGACATGTCGCAAAAACGTACAGCATGGGGATTCCGTTGGCGTCAAATTGCAATCGGTTGTGGATCTGCTGCTTGCCCGCAATGCGGCTGTGATCGCCGCGGTCAAAATAGACGCCCTCGCGGATCATTGTCTCGCCGATCGACTCGCCGCCGTCGCGCTGGAAGATGGCGGGGTCTGCGATGCCGTAGATGTATCGTCCCGACAGGTTCTCGTCCTCGCCCTCGATGCGCTTGATCTCCTGCGCCAATTGCGACACCGTCCAGCGCACGCCCTCGTTCGGCGTGCCGGTGCTGCCGTACAGCTCGCGGATGCGGTACATCCTGCCGTCGTGGTCGACGGCGTACCACCCGACGGAAAACGGACGGGAATAGCCCCAGTCCAGCGACCGGATGATCCGCCACGTCTGCGGCACGCGAAACGGCGCAATGACGTGCGTGTTGATGCGGTCGTCATAGTGGTCAGGGTCGTTGCGCCACTCCGTAAAAACCTGTCCGGCGAACACATCCCAGTTGCCGTACAGCAGCGCCTTGCGCTCCTGCTCCGGCATGGATGCCAACCGCGTCAGGTAGTCCGGGTCATTTTGCAGCAATATTTTGTTGTCAAACACGCTCGCGGGAACAAACACCCGGGACTTCCATCGCGTCTCTTCATGGCCGTCCGGCCATCGGATCTTGACCTGTTCCCAAATCGTCTGCATGGCGGGCGCCGCCGAAATAAACCGGTTCTTGACCCAGCCGTGCCCGATGCCGCCGGGGTTGGCCTGCCCGCGGCAATAGCACCGCGTGCCGGGGCCGTTCGGGCGGTTGCGGGAAAACAGGTAGCTATATTCGTCCCAAGTAAAATGGGTCAATTCATCGAAGTCGATGTACTCATAATGCTTTCCTTGGTAATTCGTGCGGTCGCGGACGTGCTGCATGGATCCAAAATAGATCTTCGCGCCGGACGGAAACGTCCAGCAGTGCTTTTGGTCGTTGTACCGCGCCTCCGGATAGGCTGCGCGGTAGATCTCGTGGCTGCGATCGATCACATCGGACAGCTGCGGGTAGGTTTTGCGCAGTATGATCCCGCGATAATGCGGGATGTTAACTTGCCGCAGTGCCTCCGCGATGGCACAGTCCGTCTTTCCGCCGCCGGCCGCGCCGCCGTATAATGCCTCGTCCTCAAATCGTCGCATATATTGCAGCTGCTTGGGCTGCGGCGTCCAGATGACGCGCCGCGGTCTGCTCGGTGCGCCGCTCCGGCTGCCCCGGCGTTTGGTCTGCTGCCTAGCCTGCATGGCTCTCCGCCTCCGTCTGATCGTCCTCCAGTTCCGGCGGCGTGAAGCCCATGATCTGCGGCAACTCGACGACGCCGGTGCCGCCGTCCTCGTCCTCGTCACCGCGCTCCGGTGCCTGTCCGCTCGGCTGCCACTCCAGCGGCTTACGATTTGCCAACCAAAAAATCTGTGCCTTGACGTCCGCCGGAACGTGCTCGTCCTCCAGCACTTCAACCAATTCTTCGTACTCGGCACACTTGCGGCCGGTCGTCTCGTCGTATTCCACCTTGCGCACCTTGTAATGCTTCCGCACCTGCACCGTGTAGCCGAGAGCGCGCTGATACAGCGATTCCTCGACAGTCCGGTCTGCTGCGTCCTTGCCCAGTCGCAGCGCCTCGGCAATTTCCGGATGTTTTAATTTCCACTCCGACAGGGTCGACCGCGAGACGCCGACGTTTTTGGCGATCTCCTCGTCCGTCAGGCCGTCTCTCGCC